ATCTCGATTTCGCCGTCTTCGTTGTCTGCGGCGCCCACCACAACGGCGGCGTGGATCTGGTAACCCACGCTCACGTTTTGGCGGATGCCGTCGACAACGTCCTGGAATACCTCGCTCGCCCGCACGCTTTTTCCAAAGCGGACCACGGCGCGACATACCCTGTCAGCGCCGATGTGGACGGATTCGATGACTCCAACTTGATCGGTGGTGTCGTGGTCGCACAGGAGGGGCCCACCGGAGGTGAGGCGGTCCAGACGCACGGCACCGGGGGAACAATCCAGGACTTCAATGCCCCAGTAGCGTTCGTAAGGTGTCTCGGATGCAAATGCCAGCTCTACCGTGCGGGCAGCGGCGTCAACGGTTTCGCGCTTGACCAGAAAAGCGCGGTGCAGTGTGCTGCCGGGCTTGAGCGTGGTAGCGGACTTGCGCGTGGCGGTAGTGGCGGCAGCGGCGACAGGTGCGAGGGCTGATTGCATGGCCCCGACTTTGGCGGGGTACAGCGTTTTAAATCAGGGGGAAATTGAGACAACCCGTGGTGGGTTGCGTAGGGGAATTACCAGCGGTTGCGGCGGGTCATGCGCTGGCCCATGCGGGCGATGGCGGGGTCTGGGGCGTAGGCGTTGGGGATGCGCAGGGCGCGGCGGTAATCGAAGCGATCTGCCCCCAGCACGTCAAGGCCCGCCACTCCAACTGCGGCCTGGGTTCCAGCGGCAATCGCGTTGCCAACCGTTGTTCCAAAGATTCTGTGCAGCTGCGAAGTGACACCGGATGCACTGGCACTGCCAACGGTGCAGACTATTGATCCACCAACAAAAACATTTGCTGTAACCCCGGTGGCTACTGCGGCCCCAACCGATGCCTGCAGGGTCTTATTGACCAGCGCAGAAACGCCAACTACGGCGGACGCAGCGACAGAACACGTGATTGTGGTGTTACCGGAAACGGAGATGCTGGCCGTCACACCGGTTGCACTTGCGACACCAGGGCCCGCAATTACGCTGACCGATAGCAAAGAAGTGACACCGGTGGCGGCTGCAGCGGCCACCGAGGTTTGGATAGTCGTGTTGACACTGGCGGCAACACCAACAGCAGATGCAGCACCGATTGCCGACTGAAGCGTGATGGGCAGTTGTGCAGAAACGCCAACTGCGCTCGCGGCACCAACTGCGCATGTAATGGTTGTGCCACTGGATGTCGATGAAACAAAGATGTTCCGAGTCAGTGGCGCGAATACCTGCATCGGCCCGTCTGCAATAGACTTGACTTCGGCGGGCTGCATCGCCCGATTCCAAAGGCCCATCCAATGGCCGCTACCTGTCGTGCCAGTAAAGTCTGGGCTTCCCAGTAACTGCACGCGACCAAAACTGGTGTCATAGACGATTGTCCCGCTGGCGGCGGTAGATCCGACCGGCAACCCATTGACATAGCCAATGAGGTTTGTGCCGTCCAGTACCAGGGTCAATAGCAACCTTTTCCCGTTGCGCCACGAACCCGCAGCAGACAAGACGGACTTTGTAGAACCCCCAATGAACGACACGAATCGAATAGTGCCATCACCATTGGTTAGCTGGAATTGGAACCCCTCTGTCCCACCGCCACTTCCAACACTTCCCCCGATATATGTAGACGCAACTGATGTCCCGCACGTCACATACATCATCAACGTCAAAGGTGGTGTGGTGGGCCTCCAACCTGCAAACGCTGCCGCATTCCTGCCGCTATAAATCCCGTTGGCACCCGTTGCCGACTGGCCTACACCAGACGAACCAGGCAGATTGACACCGACACGCGTCATCAACTGACGCGAAACCATGTCCATCGGGAAGCTGTTCACGCTTCCATTGACGAACCCAATAATGCCCTCTAGTAGCGGGTTTCCTCTGTCTAGTTGCGCTGGACCCTGCGCCGAGATGTTGACAGAACGGCGCATGCTTAGGTCGAGGTGTTCTTAATACCCGTCCAGTGCAGCCAATGATTACCCGCAGTCGCGTTCAAATTGACACCAGTGTTGTGCGCCACAAAAATACCGAACTTAGGAGGGCAAACGCCACCAAACAACGCCGCAATGCTGAAAGGCGCAAAGGAATACGCCCGATCCGACGTAGCGATCACGTTGGCAACCGCTGCGGGCCTCAACTGTGCGAGCTGGTACGCCTCAAAGGTCGCAGCCGCATCACTTTCCGTCAGTGCTGTTGTGGTAGCAATGGGATAGCTGAATGTGCTGCTGGCAATCTTCAGCGGAGCATAGACGTAAATCGCTATCTGCTTATCTACGGTAGGCGTAGTTCCTACAGTGATCTGACCAGACACCAAGAAGTCCAGGTAATTTGCCGATGTGTTATCGACAATCGTGGAGTTACGCCCAGCCAAGAAGCTTGCACTCGTAGCCAGAGAAGCCAGCGTAATCGTTAGCGCGTTGCTGTTGCTTACGCTGTCGTACGTGGTCGTTAGGATGGTAGCCATTTAGACGTTCCAGGATGCTTCAATGTCACGATCCATTACAGTGCCCTCGAATCCCAGCAAGTTCGCCGTGACGGTTCCTGTTGTGGATGTGCCTGTGTTGAGTAGCTTTTCAGCGCGTGTAGCATTGCGCAGCATTGCGGTCAACACCGTGACGCCAGCCGCTCCGCCAGCCGATACGTAAGCGCCCGCTGTGCCTGCTGGTAACTGGGTTACTGCGTCTTGCAGGCCCTTGCGGACATTGACCTTTGATGCATCGACGGTTTCACGGCCAATCGTGAGCTTCTGCAAGTTCATTTGCTTGGTCTGTATCGTAAGCAGTCGATTGGTCTGGAGCACTGTGCTATCAGGCGCATCGACTGGCGTGTATTTGCTGTAGTCGATGGCATCGTCTATCAACTTGACAGGGCACTCTGTGCGCCATACCGTCATTGCTACCGCGGGAGGCAGGTTGTACAGGCGAGCGATTTCGTAATTGCTGTCCCCGTTTCTAGGGAGCGCAGACATCACAGGATCTGCTGCGATGTCTCCCTTGATTGCTTGCAGTTGTGCTGGCGTCATGTCATCCCCTAATAATATAGATTGCGCAGCACAACGCCGCGAAGTAGCTGACCCAGAAGTAACCGGCCGCGTTCATAGCTCAACTCGGGGTGATGCGCAGAACGTCGGTCCCAGCACCCTGAAAATCGATGGTTGCGGAACCCGACACAATGCTCAGCGTTCCGGCGCTGGATAGCTCGATGTAGCCCAGAGCTCGTTTATTGGTGTCGGTGTTGTTGTAGATGATGCCGTAGGCACCATTGGCGAAACCGGAAGCATTTTGCGGGACTACTACGTCTGTCGCTCGCAAAGTCAGAACTCCAGAAACATTGGTCCAGGTGACGGATGCTAATGCAATGGGGCCGGTATATCCACCACCCGTACTGACCTGGTTGGTGGCAAAGTTGGTCGTTCCAGTACCGCCCCAGTGTGGTGCTGTGGTAGACATGGAAGGGACCGTGGTCGTTGTGACTATCCCCAGCTGCAGCGTGTCACTGCTGAGGTTGTGGATTTTGTTGCCAAGGTCCAGCAAGCCTTGCTGGAACCATTTGATGTCGCCTGTTGCCATGATATTGGTCCTTTTTAAGGGGTAGCGCTGGCGGCGGCGCCAGCGGCGGCAGCGAGTTGCTGCGGGTTGGGGGTGTTGGGTAGCTCCACGCCGATGGTCTTGCGCAGATCCGTGGCGGCCTTGATTTCTACCAGCAGGTCTTCGTAGTCCCAACCGAGCTTGGCGGCCACGCTTTGCGGGCTCTTGAGGCCGGCGTTGATGGCGGCCACATCGGCCTCAATGTCTTTGAGCGGATCGACCCACTCCCAGCGGCGGGGCTGCCAAGCGTGCGGGCTGAACTTGTCGATCTTGGCCATGGGTAGGGCCGAGCCGTTGGGCATGGTGATCTGGCCGAAGGCCAGCGCGCTCTGCATGAATTCGGCGTGGACGCGGTCCAGAAAGCTGGTGCTAAACCACTCCTGGATGAGCATCCAGGCGTCGCGCTCTTCCAATGTGCCGCTGCGGATGCTGCTGAAGGACACGCCCTCCAGGTCATTGGCCAGCGTGTGGTAGGCCACGCCCAGGCCGCTGGCGACGCCGCGCAGGTTGGCCTTGACGAAGTCGGCATACATGGCCGTTGGGTAGTC